TGACGACCGCTTGGATCACGTCTGCGGCCTTGTCCAGCATCTTGTCGCGTGCCTTCGCCGAATACCTCTGGCTGTCACGGCGTTGTATCCAGAAATGCCACGCGACGAAGAACTCCGCGGCCTCCTCGAGCGGCCTCGAGAATTGCTGCCGGTCGTCCGCATAGACGTATTTGAACGGCTTCACATCACCGACCAGCATTGCGGCGCCTCCCTCCCCATCGGTCTTTGACCATGTACTCGATGCACATGCCGAGCAGGGGTAGGGCTAGGAACGCGTACTCGCCGCCTACGGCGAAATAGCCCCTGTCGGCGAACGCGTATGCCGCGGCGACGGCAGTGGCCACAATCCCCACGGCCGTCAACATCGTGTAGACGAAATCACGCATCGTTAACCCTCCATCTGGAAGCAGTTGTAATCTTCGCTGACGGCACGCGCCCTGATGCGTGCCTCGTCACATGTACGCGCCAAGACGCTGATCGCATCGCCACCTGGGCACATAGCCCTCCACAGCACGAACGGCGTGCCGAAGTCGATAATGCACGCCTTCCAACCATGTGCACGGTAACGCCCCATGGTCGCGACCGCCTCAATATAGCCCCATTCCGGGATGTCGAACGGCTCTGCATCCTCGCCTCCAGGCGGCATGACGAAAACGATATACTCGGGCATTTGTTCCTCCTTCTGGTTGACAGGGTCATTATACTACTTTCAGCACATCGATATTTCGATAAATTGAAAGTATTTTCAAAATGCTTTAACTCGATTGCAGATCGATAATATCTGCCAGCTTGTCGAACAGCCCGTAAACGTGCATATCCATATCGTCTATACCGTGGGATAGTCTCGAACTCAGTCCAACTCGTGATGTAGCAGTCGTCGTGCCCGTAATGCACGACGCTGAAGACGAGGTCGCACCTAGGGCAATGGACTGCGTCGACAGGGTCGACTTCGCTTATCGCGGCCATCTCGTCGGTATCCACCTGCTTGCGCGGCTTCCACTTCTGGCGGCTCGGTGGCGCACCGCACGTCGGGCAATCGACGGGCCTCGCGAACTTAACCCATTTCATCGGTAACCTCCATATCATCGACGTGATCGAGGTCGACGACTACCTCGCCGACGACCTCACCGTCGACCTCGATATCGGCGCCCTCGTGGTGCAGGCGCTTCTCGACTTCGGCCATGAACTCCGCGGCCTTCTCGGCATACACGCCGACCGTGGGTTCACCTGCAAACAGGCGCTCGTCGTAGCAGCGTTGTGCACGGCGGTTGCCGATCTTGAACAGGTACTCAAACACGAGCTCGGCGGCGCCCGCCATGTACAGGTCGCCTGTGAACACGATCTCACGCTTGTCGACTTCGGTGCCGACGCCGAAGAACGCCGACACCGCGTCGGCCAAATCGTAACGCCAGTGCTTGCGGCTGCCGACGGTCGTGTGCTCAGAGCGGGTGCCCTCGTCGCCGTTGGCAGCCCTGGCCTCGCGTGCGGCGCCATACACCTGTACGGCCTTGTCGATCAGTTGGAACTCGTCGACGCCCTTCGTGCGGCGGTCACGAAGGTTGGTGGCGATTGCCTGGCGGAAGCCCGCGTAGTCCACAGGCGCGTCCCCGATGATCACGTCGCCCGTTTCGCCGTACTTGAATTTCTTACCGTTGTCTTCGGGCTCGCCCTCGGCCTTGGTGAGGTCGATATGCACGACCTGGCCGGCAAGGCAGAACATTTCGCGGAAGTCCTTCGTGACTGTGAGGGCATCGCCCTTCTTGGCGATGACGCCCTTGCGGTAGAGCGACGGGAACGGGTTCGCCGGCATCTCGACCAGCACGCCCTTCTTGTCGATCGCGCACCCGTTGATGAAACCGAGCTCTTTCTCAGTGAGCGTTACCTCTGCCATGGTGTTTCCTTTCTCCTTGTGTCGATGGCATTAAATGGACTGGCTGAGTAGATAGGCCACAGTGACTTCGAAAACTACAGAGCCTGCGTCATTAAGTTGCCTGAGGATGCGGTGGGCGTCGAATTTATCGAGTCGGCACAAATTGACGATGTACGAGATGTCGACGAAATCTGAAACATACGGGCAGCTAACCGCGCTGATGGCTTCTATATCTTCGATAATTGCGATCGAGGGCTGTTCTAGGCACAAACGGCGTGCCGTCGATGACTTTTCCTTGCCGCCTTTATCGATACGAACCTCGAAAGTCGGCACGTAATCGTATTCGCCCGTCTCGTTCTCAAGGTGTGGAATGACATTGACCGTGTAGAACTCTTTAGCCATGATTGTTCCTTTCGTTTAATGCATGAGCATTTCGATGCGGTTGATCGCCGCTGCCTCTGAGCCGAATACACCACGGAACGACTCGCAACCGAAATCAGGGTCGACCTCGGCGAGGAACACCTTGTCGGTGGATGTGTCGTGGCGTACGACGAACGTGTGCCCATAACCGAGTACATCTTGCTTGGTGATCTCGATGGGCTTCATTTGCTCCTCCTTCCAGTTGACAAGGTCATTATCCCACGTGCATGCGCTCATGTACATACTTATTTTCAAATAAATCGAAAAAGTTTTCGACGAATTTGAAAATAGCTATGTGCTTTCAGGTAGTTACCGGGTAATAAAATCTTGTCAACCACGAGGAAGGGAAACATCATGACTAAGACTTTCGACGACGCCATCAAGTGGGTCAACGCCTAATAGCATTGTGTGTGATAAGATAGGAAGTGCGGTTTTGGGCCACCGCACCTTCCTCCTTTGTGAGGAGAACGCCCCAGATGCAATTGAGCGTCTGGGGCGTTCTTCTATTTACTATGCACTTGTGACGACGTCGACGCCGGCGTTGCCTATCATACGCATGCACACCGGGCACGGTGATATCTCATCAGGCGGGATGCGCTTACCAGTCTCGAGGTCGACGCCGGCCAAGTACAATGTCGCACCGATCATCTCAGAGCGCGAGGCCGACAACATGGCGTTCATCTCGGCGTGTACCGCGGGGCATGAGCCATAATCGCCGTCGTTATGCCCGTGCCCGCAGCGATGGCATACGCCTGTGTCAATACAGTTGACATCGCCGCGTGCGGCACCGTTATAGCCGGTCGCGATGATCTCGTCGTTGGCAACAATTACGGCGCCGTAGCGGCGGCGCAGGCACGTCGACCTGGCCGCCACCGCCAGTGCGATATCGAGGTAATACTCTGCCTTACTAGGCCTCGCCGGTCGACCCGAAAGCATCGTCGCCCCTCTCCTCGCCCAACTGCTCGACGAAGTCGGCCAACACGATCGGCATGACGACTAGCTGGCCGATTCGTGTGCCGCCCGGCACCTTCTTAAGCTTGTCCGTCAAGTTAGTGACGATCGCGTGCACCTCGCCGGTATAGCCGGAGTCGATCGGCGGCAGCTCGCACACGAGGCCTTCGAGGCTCATGCCAGATCGCGGGAACACGCAGGCCATGACGCCGTCGGGCAGCTCGAGCGAGAAGCCCAGCGGGATGCGGCGGGTCTCATGCGGCTTCAGGGTCTCGCCGAAAGTGGTGTAGACGTCTGCGCCGGCGTCGTTGTAATGTGCACGGGCCGGGAGCTTGATGTTGGCACCCTCGGCGATGCGGTCGATCTTAATCTTCATCCTTTACCTCCATGGCGATGTCGTTATCGAAACAATATACGGCGATGTCGTGCTTCGGCTCGTCAGACGACATCGCGATGCGTTCGATCTCCGAGATATGGGCCAAAAACTTCTCGATGTCGAGCTTGAGGTGTGGCGCCGCCTGCTTGCAGCACCATACTTCGCGGACGCGGTCGATGTCCTTCTCATATGCGTGGAGCGACACCGCGAAATGCGTATACTTGCCGTAGCCGACGCCGAGCTCGTTCGCGATGTGCTTCTGCAGCTCCGTGAAGAACACGACATCATAGGGCGTGCCGAGCCACACATCGTTGGAGCGCATGATGCCGGTGCAATCGAGCTTGCCCCCGCGGAGCTCGAATACGAGCGCGATGGTGCAGATCTCGTCTTTCGTCTCGAAACGCTCGGGGTTAGGCACATTGAAATTGATGACAGCACGACGCGAGCACGGATCACGCTTGAGCGTGTCGATGACCTGTGCGACCTGGTCGAAACCGTAGCGGTTGAACACGATGGCGCCGTACGCAGACCGGTTCGTCACACCGTCGTCGCTGATATGCTCCCAAAACGACGAGAACTTCGAGATGAACTCGACGTCGTCGCGGCCGGTGAAATACCATGCGAGTTCGCCCAGCATATACGGGAGCGAGTAACCAGTGCGGGCAGTCGCGATGTTGTCGGTGACGTCGAGCAGTGTGAAACCGCTGTTGAGCATTTCCTTGGTACCCGCTGCCTCATGGCCCTGTACAGAAATCTTGCCGCAGAGTTGGCGGTAGATGTCGTTCATCGACTTGCCTACAACATGCATTTCAAAACCTCCTCAATACACCAATCGACGTCATTGTCGTCCAAAGTGATCACACTGCTATTCGCGGCAGCGAACTCCTCGTAACGACGATAAATGAGCCCGATACTATCGGTGATGACGTCGCCGAACTCGTCGCCACGTAGCGTGAGGCGCCGCACCACCTCAGCGAGCGGCGGTAACACGATGACGATCGGGATTCCTAAGACAGAACACATGTAAGTCAGTTTCTCACACGCATCGTTGTCGATACGCTGGGTGCGGCCAAATATATCGGCGTAAATTTGTTCGCTGATCCAGCAGCGGTCGATCACGACGCCGTCGCACGCGAGCTTCTGCATGTACTCGGTGGCCGACTGTCCGCCGTTGGCGGTCATCTTCAAAATATTCAGGTCAAGCCTGTCGGCCAGCGCCTTCGCGAGCGTGGACTTGCCGGCGCCGTCTGGGCCTTCGATGATGATGGGCATTGTTTACTCCTTCACGAAAATACGTACACGTTTGCCGTTGACACGGCATGTCTTGCTTGTCAAGCCATAGTGCTTGTTGGCCTGGCGGGTGAATTCGTTTTGGCCGAGCGGCTTCAGGTTGTTCCTGATAGCCCAGGCCATATAGTAGTCGTACACCAGCGCCGTCGACTCGTTCACCACCTCGTCGACAGGCGTGTCTTCGAAGTAACCGAGGACGGGGTTGTTGGCGACGTGGTAATCCTCGATCTCCTTGACGACGACTTCCGGCATCGTGAATGCGCGGTTCGCCAACACACGCTCGAGCCCTTTGAGGCCGATATTGATCAAGTGACTCATGACCTCTGGCGAGTGGAGCTTGTATTTGATGTACGGGTCGAAGTCTGGGTCGTCTTTCGAAAACGTCGCCTTGAACGGCACGAGCACGATACGGTCGAGCACGGCTCCGGTCTTGTCGCGGATACGCGGCATCGAATTCGCCGAAAACAGCAGTTTGGCATAGCTCGAGAAATCGAACGGGTCTTGGCCTTTACGTTCGGCGTTGACACGGTCACCGCTCACGAGCTTTTTGAAAATCGCGGGGTTCGCGATGAACTCGTCGCCGATGTCGTCGCCGATGTTGGCCAGCTTGCCGAACAGCTCTGCCGTCTTGAACCTCTCGCCGAGCTCGGCCAAATCGAGTGCCGACGTATTGCTGTCGCCGAGCAGGGTCTTGAGCATATCCAAATAAGTCGACTTGCCGTTAGCCTTGTCGCCTACCAAGATGAAACTCTTACGGAGCTCATTACGTCGATAGAACAGGTAACCGATGACCTCTTCCAGCAATGAGTAGATACCGTCGTCGCCGCAGGCGAGGCGCCGCAGCGTCTTATCGGTGAACTCGGACCAAATAGTCGGGTCGTACTCCCATGGGATGCGGTTCGTGATCACGAACTCCGGCGAGAACGGCATGAGCTCACCCGTCTTGATGTCATACACGCCGTTGGCGAAAGCGATGTAATCGGCATCGGCTGCCGGTGCGTCGTCTTGGATGAGCACGTCGAGGTAATTGAGCACCTCGGTACGCTTAGCCTTCGACAACATAGGCAAATGCTGGATCATCGCGTTCTCGATGAGCAGATTGCCCGACACATAGACGCCGTCGCGGTATACATGGAGCTGATGGCCGATCTTGATGATGCGGTGTTCGTTCTTGAGGTACTCAGCAAACTTGTCGAACAGGAACGTGCCCTTATTGAAGAACACGTCTTCGGCGAAGGCGTCGTCGCGGTAGACGACGTCGAGCTCCTGCTGCTCCATGGGTTTTTCGAACATATACCGGTTGATGATGCCCAGGGTCTCGCGTGCCTCGTCTTTCGTGAAACCCTCCGACTGCAGCGTCAAGATGTAGTTGAACAGTGCTTGGTTGCGGCCGTCGCCTTCTTCCATCTCGCCGAACTCAGGCGTATACTGCACAGGCCTGAGCCAGCATGGCAGCTCGTCGTAACTATCGTCCGGCTCAATGTCATAGACCACGTCGCGCTCATGCCCGTCTACTTTCAAACTGCCATACGTGGCTTTCGAGCCGACTTTGATGTCGGCATCGATACCGACGGCCAGGCACGCGTGTGTCTTGCATTTCATACCTCGGGGGTAGCCGACGAAATAGAAATGCTTACCGCGGGTCGTGGCGACGACCTTACACGCCACCTGCTCGGCCTCGATGATATCCATCAGCTTCTCGCTCTGCGCCATGTCGTCGACATCGACGAAGATCGTCTCAGGCGCCAGCACTCCGCCGTAGCCGTCGAGCTTGCGCGCCTGTGCCAGTGTGAGGTACTGGCCGTCTTTCAACTTCTGGGCGCATTTCTTGCCGTTGAGCTTGACGTAGCCCATAAACAGACGGTCCATCACATCACCCCAAACTGCGCTAACCGTGTTTTCGCAAGTTGGATATACCAACCCTTATCCAGATAGTCAGGGCACTTCTTGCCGTGCACGTCGCCGTTGTCGATGAACGAGTGCTCGCTCGTGTTGCCGAATTTCTCCGGCTTGGCCTTGCCGGCCTTGACCCGCCCGATCATGCCGTCCGACTCGCGCGTCGACGCGAATACACGGAAGCACCTATCGGTGAGCCGCTCATGACCGTGCACGCCGTACTTGTATTTGCCGGACACTTTAACGACTCGCTGGTAATCGACCAGATCATCGTCGGCCGCAATCGTGTCTTCGACAGGCACGCCGTGCACCATGTATTCGACGAGCGCCTTGTTGACGACGGCGAGGTCGTAGTCGAGCGGCCCCAGCTTCTTGACATATGCGCCTTTCGTCTTCATCGAACCATCGGCCGCTACGAGGACATAGTTGTTGACGTCTTTCTGGTAGACGCTGGTGAACTCGTCGAATTCCAAGCCCATACCTGTGCGGTGCTCCCACTCGTATGCAACGTCGTCGACGCGGTCGTAAAATGCATCAGGCCCTCCATCGAAACCATCGGGCATGCGGATGAGCACGCCGTCGGTGTTACTTTGGATGATCTCAGCCCCCACATCGCGAACGAGCTTATGCATGAGGTCGATGAGCATGAGCTGGCCGTTGACGCAGACCATGTTAGCCTGCCGCGGGTCATAGAGTGCATTGAACTTGTCTTTGCTGGCGCCGAACGTGCCGTTGATGACGAGCTTCAACGCCTTCTGCCGTGGGTCCTTCGCGTGCTTCAACTCGATACGGTGGTCTCGGATACCCTTGAACTTCGACGGGTCCCGCACATTACGCGACAGCAGTTCGTGTGCAATCATCTCTGCCGGGTAATAGCTTTCGACGTCGACGTTGATGAAATAACCCTCACCGGCGTACTGCGCAATCGCGCCATGCAAGCCTCCCCATGCGCACTTGTGCGGGCAGCCTGCGATGTCGAAATCGAGCGTCGCGGCGTAATTTTGGTTCGCCGGGTCAAGGTACCATGCGCGGGTGAAATCATACGGGCCGAGGTCGAGGCACGGCAACGGCACGATGTCGAATTCGTCGTCACGCGGGCGTGCAGGCCGCTCGGCACCCAAGATGATCGCCGTTAGTTGTGCATCGGTCTTGCCGAGGTACACAAGCGGCAGGTCGAACATCTTGAGCAGGTCCATGCGGGCGTCGAACTCGCTTTTGCGTTGCATGAATACCTCGATGGTCTGCTCGACATCGTGGCGGCAGTATTTCACAGTCTCGGCGATCTCTGCCTCGGTCAGTTTGCGGTCGATGTCGAACGGCACCGTCGTCTCGCAGATGTCGTTGCCGAGATAAGCCTCGTGAGTCTTGAGGCCCCTGTCAGTGCGCGGATGGAACACGTCGTAGTTGACCATGTACACCTTGCGCAACAAACTCGAATACTGCCAACCCTTGTGGCCTTCGGCGATGATGAAATCATTGATCGCCTTCGGGTCGAAACCGCACAAGATGCCTTTGAAAATGAATTGGTCGTAATGGAGGTTGTTGTAACCTACCCAAATATCACGCTTGCGCTCTTCATAGAGCGCGGTGAGCGCGTCGACATCATTGATGATGACGCGCTCATCGTGTGTGACGGGGTTAATGACTACGACCATCCAATCGTGTTTGAAAACTTCGAAGTCGTAGAAATTGAGCATCGCCGCACCTAGTCAAGCTCGAAGATATCAGTGATCTGGAAGGTATCGAAACCCTTGTTGTTCTCGCCGTACTCCAGGCCGTACTCGAATTTGCCGTCGACGTACTCGGCGATGTCGAGCAGCAAGTCGTTATACTCGGCGTAACCGGTGAACTCGACGTCGATGCCGGAACCATCAGGCAGCAGCGAGCGGAGGAAAGAGTTCATGATATGGATCTGGAAACCCTGTGTGATGACCTGGTTCATGAAGATGCGCTGGCCCTTGTACTCGCCATCGCTCACGATCTTCATCCAGCACGACGCCATCGGCTTGCCGGTCTTCTTGGTCTCGGTGAGCTCAAGCTTGTCGATCGCGACCTCATAGCTGCCATGCGGCACGTCCTTGAAATCGGCGCCGCCACCGTTGGCCTCGGCATCTGCGATGTCCTTTTTGAGGCCATCGATGTCGACCATCTTATCGAACTTGCTGAAATCCATGATGTATCCTTTCAAAAGTTGACTATAGTTAACTTATGTCATTACTCGACGTCTGTAGTACGGCGCTTACGGGTGCGGCGCTTCGGCTTCTCCTCGACCGCCTCGGGCCCTGCTGTTTCCTCTGTGTCGAACGGCGGCTCCTCATCGGCGACAGGCTTGGCCTTGCGCACACGGCGCTTCGGCTTCTCCTCCACGGGGTCAGGCTCTCCGATAACATCGGTCTCGGTCTCAGCCTCAACCTCAGGCTTAGGCTTAGACTCTGCCTTCTTGCGTGCCTTCGGCTTCTCGGCCTCGGCCTTCGTTCCCTGTGCCTCGAGCAGTGCGGCGTTGAACGCATCGACGGTGAGGTCGCAACGGTCGCGTTTGAAATCGATACGGCCGCCGCCGAAGACGTTCTCGTTCTTGCGGAGTTGGAGGAAATGGCCACGCTCGTCCATATAGGCGCGGAGCGTCATGGTGACGGTACCGGCGAGTACGTTTGCGGCCTTGTCATTGATGTTCGGCTTGAAAGTCGACACTCTGACCCCGTTAGCATACGTAATCTCGGTGACGAGCTCCTTGGAGATATAGATGATACGGTAGCCGAGGGACTTGAGGCGCTTCATCTGGCTGAGGAACTCAGTGCGCACCATATCCCAACCCTTACCATAACCGCTATCGCTCTCGTGTTTGATGCCGAGTTGGTCGAACACATAGAAACGGCAGTGCTCATAAAGATCTTCGACGAGGTCGAGCGCGATAACCTTGAACGTGTTCTCATGCTTCTCGAGCTCGTCGATGACCTCACGGAACTTCGACCAGGCAAGGATCTTCTTGGTCATGCGCCCCTCGTGAACGAGCTCGTCAGCAATTGGGATGTATGGGCTCGTGATATTGGACACATTGCCGTCGGTGTTGATGAACAGCACGTCGTCGAAGTGGTCGACGAAAGTCGACTTGCCGACATAACTGTCAGCGTAGATCCACATGTCAGGGTCGGTGATGACGGCCTCATGACGGCGTTCGTTCTTGGGCAGGATAAGCATATCATTTCCTCCTAAACAGAAATCTTTGTAATCACACCAGTCGCATAGGCGCGACTCATGTTTCGGGAATTCGGTGGCATTCACCATCGTGCATGTGCCGACTGCAAAATCGGCGACTTTCTCAGGGTCATATTGGACACGGTACAGCGCCGGCCACATGTCTTCCAATGTCGCAGTGAGACGCTCGCGGAATTGGTAGAGGTCTTCTGTCTTCTTCTGCCTGATCATCGTCTTCGGCACAATCAGGAATGCCATGTCTTGGATGATCTCGCCGGGGTGCGTCTTCTCGTAGAAATACTTGTAGACACTCAGCTGCCCACTTTCGAGGTACCTGTCGACATTGTTCGAATACTTGAAATCGAGCATCGTCCACAGGCCCTTGCCGCGCGGGATGAGCATATCGATAAACCCAACGAAACCGCTGTCGTCCTCGACCTTCACCTCAAACACCGGGTCGGTATCGTCGTCCAACATGCCCCATGCGAGCTCGCGGGCACGTGAGCCGAGTACGCGGATTTTCATGAGCTCGTTTTCCATGGAATCAGTCATGACGGGATACGCGGCTTTGTAGTTCGTGATAGCCTCGTCGACACCGACTTCGATGCATTCATGCAGCATCGTGCCGATCACGAGTGGGTTCGCGGCATCGCAGTTGAATGGCACTTCAAGGCCGTCGACATAATTGAGCTTGAACTTATGCGGGCACTGGGTGAAGGTACCTACCCTCGAATATGAGGTCTTGAACATCACAATTTCCTCCTTTCTCCTTCAAGCGTGATACTAGCCGTTTGAATTGGGCGAAATCATCCGGCCAAACAATGACGGCTATACCGCCGCTCTCCGTAATCTTCCCGCAGTGGTAGACCTGCAGCGGCGACGGTTTGCCGTTTGGGCCTTTGAGCTCGATTCCGACGAAACGCCCGTTAACGCATGCCAAAATGTCCGGCACGCCGGCACGTGTATTGCGGTTGGCGAAAAACTTGACATGCCATACGCCTTGCGACTCGAGCCATCGCTTCACGCGATTCTCGAAGTTCTTCTCACCTGCCAACTAGTCACCTCCCATCTCGAACAACTTCTCCGTGTAGTCGCGCCGCATTGCCAACGTATCGTAGATCTTCTCTTCGACCGTGCCTTTCGATACCAGCTCGTAATACGTGCATGGCTTGTCTTGGCCGACGCGGTGGATGCGCTTCTTCGACTGCTCGAATAGCGACGAAGCCAGAGGCGGCGAGAAATAGACGCACGTATCGGCTTGCTGCAAGTTCACGCCCATGGCACCGGACTGGTATTGGATAAGCGCGACCCCGTCGTCGGTATCGAAAAACGGCGACAAGTCGTGTGCCTTGCCGTTGAGCACGCCATATGGCCTGTACCTCTTCTCCAACTCCGCCGTGAGCCCTTCGAGCTCGACGTCGAAATTGTAGAACACGACGAGTCGTTTACTCGTGCCGTCCAGCAAATCACCGAACGCCTCGAGTTTGGCGCGCGAATACGCAGCCGCCAGTTGGCGTTTCGCAGTGAGGTCACCGAACACTGTATCGCCGACGAAATCGCGGCCGAATGCCGTGATAATGTTCACCTTGGCGAACTTGCGGTAATACTCGCTCATCGGTACGTCGATGCGGATGAAACGCTGATCAGGTAGGTCGATGACGTCGTCGGTCTTGAGGAAATCGCAACCGAGCTCTTTCATCTTGCGCACCAGCCTCTCCTCGTTCTTGTAACCCGTCACCTTCGTGATCGGGAAACCCTCACGCATCGTCGTCTCCGATTCGATGTATTGCCGCCAAAACAGCTTCTCATCGATGCGCCAGCCGAGCATGTTCAACTGCGTCCACAGCCGTTCGTATTTGCCGTCGACAGGCGTACCGGACAGCAATACGAGCTCATTCGCCCTGGCGGCTAATTTCATCGCTGCCTTAGTACGCTTCGATGATTTGTTCTGCAGCAACGACGACTCGTCGAACATCACGGCGAAGCACTTCATGTTCTGAAGCTCAGGACGCCTCCATAGCAAATCATAATTGATCACACCGACTGCATCCCGTGCATGCGAGTCACCAATGCGCCGTTCAAAACCTTCCATGGCATGCGGCTTGGTCAAATCGACGGCGTCGATGTCATAGTAGTTTGCGAAATGGCCCATCCAATCTGCCACTTTCGACTTCTGGCATACGATCAAGGCCAAATGCCAACACTTGTCTGACATCAACTTCTCGGCACCGGTGAACGTCTTGCCGAGGCCCATGTCGTGGTAGAACGCGCACATGCGTTTACCTTTGACACGGTCAAGGGCTGCCTGTTGGTAAGCGAACAGGCCCATTACGCGAAGAACATCGACTTGATTTCCTCGCCAGTCAAGTCGTACCGGTCGGCGATAGCCTTGATCTCCGACTGTTTGAACTCGGCTTTGCCGTTGATCTTCCACGACAACGTCGATTCGGTGATGCCGAGCATTCGCGCGAGCCCGCTTTGGGTATCGCCGAACTCGCGGATTGTTTCATATAGGCTTTTCATCTTTCACCTCCTTCGATCGGCAGACCTCATTATACTACGTTTTCTTTCGATTTATTCGAATATTTATAACTTTTTCGAAACACCTGTCACACTGTCAAACACCTGTCAAACGGCTGATTTTGGGCCTGTTTGACAGTAAGTCGCATCACTACGTCGCGTTTCTCACTGCCTGTCACACTGTCACACAGTTTTCTCCCCTATCCTTAGATAATTTGACTTTTTATATCTATATAAGGCCTATTAGATATATAGATATAAAAATATCTAATATAGGGGCCCCTTGTTGTTTGACAGCTTGACAGGTGATGAGAAACGCGACGTAGAAATGCAAACACCTGTCACACTGGCCCTTTTAGGTGTGTGACAGGTGTTTGACACTGTTTGACAGGTAATTACTACCGTAGCGCGTGGATCTGCGACATGACGGCGACGCCGTCTTTGAACAGCGTGACGGTATATGTACCGGCAGCGGTAGGCGTGAATGTGACGCTGGCATCGACATCGAAATAACCCTAGCCCTTGAGCAGGACACCGTTACCAGACAGGACGGTATTGCAGCCGAAACGGCGGATAGTCGTACCGAGCGGGATAGCCGTACCTGCAGCCGTAGACAGCGTGAGCACGGTACTAGACGGGTCGGCGGTGTAGATTGCAGATTTGCATGACATGATTTGTCCTTTCTATTGAAATAGGGGCACGGCCTGAGCCATGCCCCTATCTTGCCCAGGCGGAAATGCCTTATCGATCGAATGTTCGTTTAGATGTTTGCCGTACCGCAGCAGCCATTACCGCAGAACGGGCTCGGGCCGGCGTTATAGGCGAAGGTGTTGGGGTAGCGTACCACACCACACATCGCCTGGGACAGCTGGAGCTGGTTGATCTGGTTCTGCATGTTGACTGCCTGCATCGCCGATTGCAGCGGGTTCGGTCTCGGTGTTCCACCGAACAGGCTACTCGCCATTGTCGATCGCCTCCCTCAGATGCTTCATCGCTGCATCGAATTCATCACGTGTCACGTATTGCTGCACCGGTTCTGGCTTGTCTTCGACCGGCTGAAATGCAAAAGCACGGATGGTCGGAAAACCGGCACCATCCGTGCTTTTAACATACATGATATCGTTATCTGCGTCGAACAGGGGCACGACGGAGTTGGGAGGCATTTGGTATGCCTTGGCCCCGTCCATGCCCGTGACACGGATCAGCTGCATTCCCTGCTGCATTCCCGGCTGCATCTGGGCGCGTTACTGAAACTGCTGCATCTGGTCAATGGCGAATTGCTGTGGTGTGCCGACAGATTGATACGCATTGTAGTTACCGAACATCATGCTTTCTCCAATCCTCCATCAACGGCGTGTGCCGTCTGAGATATAAGCCTGCAGGCGGTCGAGCGCGTAACCGTATATGCCTGCGTAATCATCGCCGCCGTAGGTCGTGCCGTCGTCGCATACCTCATCCCAGTAGCCAGCATGGGCGACGTCCTGAGAACGATAGTAGACTTGCTTGTAGTCACCGTTCGGTGTGATGTAATACATCTGAACGCCGTCGATGGTCTGGCCCCACAGGCCAGCCATGCCGTTCACGCTGTCGTTGTAGTTAGCTGCTTGGACCCAGCCGAGCCAACCGCTTTCCTTGGTGTGGACGCGGTAGCGCAAGGTGCCGCTGTCGGCCCATGCAATGAGCATGTCGTGGGAGCCGTACGGCACACCGGCAAAGCCCTCGCTGTTGGTGTCGTTGAAGTTGGTGACAGCACTATTCCATGCGCCATAACGGTTATGGAGGGCATAGTGGATATTGACAGACTTGCCCGTAGATTTCGGGAAACTCGTGCGCGTGGCAGAAGTCGACGGCTGGTACGTGCCGCCGTTTCCGTCAGTCGGTGCGATCGGTGCGATATAGCCGCTACCCATATAGGCGGCGACGTCGCGCTTGAAATCGCTCCAAGTCTTGCCGTACTGACGGAAATAACCGATCGGGTCGGTATGGTCGGACCCACCCCAGATGCGTGCGGCCTCGTAATGGCTGAGCAGGCGGCTGGTGTCCCAACCGTGTGCACGAAGCGTATCGCCTGCCCACTTCACAGCCTCAGTCCATTGCTTGGCGAAGTCAGTGGCATTTGTGGCGTGTGCCAGCTCGATACCGATCGTGCACCAATTGCCATTGCCGACGTGCCAGCACAAGCGGTTTTGCGGTACCGTATCGTAAACCTTGGAGCCATCAAGTTCCATAACGTCGTGCACCGCGTAAGTGTCGTCACGCGACCACAAAAGCACGTGGTTCCATGCGCTCGCACCAGGATTAGCCGTCTCGTGGATCACGAGATATTGTGGTGACAACGACCCATGCCCGTTGCTGACGTAATTGGTGACGCGCTCGTAGGCATAACCCGTTGTCGGTGCTGCGAGTGCCAGTGCGATAGCTACAGTACTAGCGACGAGTGCCGATCGTCGACCGATATGTACCCGCCGAGTAGGGTGAGGCTTAGATAGACATCCAGCCACATCGGCATTTGCCTTGATACCCAAATCACTCATCCTTTCCGATAATATTGCCCATCGTTACTCGTTCGTCGGTTTCGCCGTCGCGGTCGTCACACCGAGGAGTGCGCCGACGAGCGTACCGGTGGCAGTGATCACCGTCACTGCGATAGCAGTCGGCTCCCAATTGACGGCGGTACCGACTGTACCGACAAAAGTACCTACGGCTGGGAGGGCAACGAGGCCGACCCACTTGAGGATATCATATGCCTTATCAGGCAGAAGGTATTGCATAATTACTCCTTATTCTTGATGTGCTCCCATGATCTCATTGTACATATGTGTACCGGGTCCGTTAAGCCCCAGTTCATCGTGATAATGGTGGTAGACATCATCTACTTGCTGTTTTTCAGCCGCAGAACACGGATGGCCTTCGATGACAAAACGTCGGTGTAGATCTTCGAGCCGGTAAAACAGCAGCTCACCGAGTATAGCACGATTTTGTACGCGTTCTTCGTGTTCACGACGCGATATGTTATACAATTGCCCGGTGTTGGTTTTAATTGCATTCAGCAGCCAGCCGATTATCGTGCCCATAATCGTGGTAACGACAGTCATTGTTATATATTTAAACATTGAATTAATACCTCTTAAACGACAAATATTCTCAGTGCTGCCGATAACATCAATGACGTCGGGACAACGACGGCATCATGCGCATTATTGAAAACGGCTATAGGGCGGTGACTACTGATTTGTACAGTCTGATCATCCTCGCCTATGCCCCCAATGTGATGATGTAATTCAACCTTATGGCGCCGGTCGCACCACTCAAGTGGGCGTCCAAATGCTTAGTTCTCGGGTCGTAGATGATGCCCGTGACAATGACGCCGGTCGCATTGCCGTCTGCATTCATGGCCAATATACAGTCTGTGGCATTGTTGAACGCCTTCCCCGTAACTTGTTTGAACTGCTCATCATTGAACAGCATCACAGCGTTGAAGTTCTTCGCGTCGCGCACCGTGGAGCCGCATATGACTTTTGGATACTCACGTTTTGATACAGACTCTTCAAGGCTCGCGAGCGAGGCTACGGTGTTAAACAGTTTGACTGGCGTGCCGACGCTGATACCGTTCAACGGGATGCGCCAGAGTTTCAAGTCATTCGAGGTCGTCGCGGGGTCCGCCGCCGTCCCCGTGCTGGGCGTGCCCTTGATGATGACGGGTGTGATACTCTCGATGCCCGAGCTGGTCTTCGCGTAGCGTGCCACGACCAAGTCGTTTCGCTTCTGGCCCTGCGTGCCGGATTGGACCGTCAGCGAGGTTGCCGCCTGGTTCCAAAAGCGCTTGCCGCCAACCATACCTACACCGGTGCCGAGCGTCGCGCTGTTCGCGCTCGCCATCGTGAGCTTAAAATTGTCGCCGTACGCAAGCACACAATTCGCCTTGCCGATGGTAGCGATGTTCAATGCCGACAGGTCATCCGAGCTGATGTGCTTGGCCCCCGTCATGCCATCCACGATTTCAAATGCCATGTTACTACTCCTTCGTGTTGCTCATGAACTGCTGGAACTCGCCGTCGTGCTTGGCGGCGAGCTTCTTATACGCGTCCGTGCACCCCTTGCACAGCAGGCGCGTGGCCCTGCTGCCGTACTGGTCGAAGCGCTCGACCTCGCGCCAGTCACCAGCCGCCGCAGCACCTTGCTGGAGGTACGCGTTCGCGCCGCATCGGTCGCAGGTGTAGTGGGTGAAATTCTCTGTCTTTGCCATGTTCTCTCCTTTACTTAGTCCTGAGCCACGTGTACGGCCCGATACTCGGTAACTGTATCCATGTGCCGCCGATGTTGTTCGGGTTAAACGAGCTGTTCGTCTCCAAGTACTCGCCGACGTGGTGGGCCATGAGCCATATCGTGTTCTGGTCGATGGTATCGAGGATGTGCTGCCATGCAGTCCACGAAGAATCTGACCCGCCGCGCCGCCACAATATGTCTGCGCCGCTCATGGCGACCTGCTTCGGGTACCCGCCGTTCCGGTCGCTCCATTGTACGAAGGTGACGAGGGTCGCATAGGTCTCGCCGGCCGAAAGCCCGATGGCTTTCGCGTCCTTGAACTCGACCACAGTCTCCTTCGGGTGGTTCTTCATATACCAGCTCGGCGGCTGGTTGTCGTTCCTCGTGTCCTTGATCTCGCCGCCGCTTGGTCCCTGCGGGCCCATCGGCCCTTGCGGGCCTGTCGGGCCTTTAGGCCCCTGGATGCCCTGCGGTCCTTGCGAGCCCGCGGGGCCAGTGGGGCCTGTCGGCCCCTGCTTGCCCGTTGGCCCTTGCGGTCCTGTCGCGCCCGTGTCGCCTTTCGGACCCTGCGGGCCAGTAGCCCCCGTAGCACCTCGCGCGCCGGTGGGCCCTTGTGGTCCTGTCGCGCCAGGATTACCCTTAGGGCCCTTGATGTTACCTACAAGGTATTTAGCCATGATCACTCACCTATCTCATAGTAAAGCTCGCCCGTAGATGGGTCGTATGAGAGCGGCGGGGCTGCCGCCCCGTCTGCCACGTGCGACCAAAGGTTGCCGTCAGAATCGACCGTCAGCGAGAAGAACCCCGACAGCGGTACGGTGACGCCAGAGTCGCCACGCTCCCCCTTCTCGCCTTTCGGGCCCTGTATACCCTGCGGGCCGCGCTCGCCTTGCTCGCCCTTCACGCCCTGTGGTCCCGTTGGGCCAGTTGCGCCCTTCGCGCCAGTCGCGCCGGTCGCGCCCGTGTCGCCTTTCGGGCCCTGCGGGCCGGTCGCGCCGGTGGCTCCCTTTGGACCTTGCGGCCCCGTGGAACCCGCCGCTCCGGTCGCGCCGACCGGGCCCTGCGGACCCATCGGGCCCTGCTCGCCTTTGACGCCGGTCGCGCCACTCATGTCAGCGATGAGTGAGTAGCCATCCGCTGACTTCACGTACAGCTCGGCGTTGTGCGGATCCTCGACATTCGAGCTGATTATCGCGAAGCCGCCGACTGCCACACCGTCGACCTTCCACCCAGCCTGCATTGCCTCGTAGCTGGTGTAAACCTTCGAGATGGAAAAACCCTCGCCGCGCTCGCCCTTCGGTCCCTGCGGGCCCTGTATGCCCCGTATGCCCTGTGGGCCTGCGGGACCAGTCGGCCCCGTGGGACCCTGCTTTCCCTGAACGCCCTGCGGTCCCTGCTCGCCCGTGTCTCCCTTGGGACCCTGCGGGCCTGTGGCTCCCGTGGCCCCTCGCGCTCCCGTAGGTCCCTGCGGGCCCGTGGCGCCGGTGTCACCCTTGATTCCCTGCAGGCCTTGGGGACCAGTGGCCCCGCGTTCGCCCCTCGGACCCTGGATGCCGGTCGCGCCGCGTGGAATTCCGAGCGAGAGCGTTTTGACCAGCCCATCGCCTGAGAGCGAAGCAGTGGCCTTAGAGCCTTCCGTGAGCGTTGACACTTCTCCCATGGCGATATCCGCTTGTGCCCACGTCTGGAGCGAGTTCGAGGCGTCCGTTACGGCCTTGTCGGCCTTGGCCTCAACAGCCTTGAGCGATTCCGCGTCGACCTCTGCGCTGAATGTGTAGTTTTCGAGCTTCAGGCCTTTTCCGGCAAGGTACGCGTGCCCGCCACCTCCGTCGGCGATCGCGCTGGACGAGTTCTTCGTCGTGGTCTCGCTGCCGACCTCATACCTATACGTTGCCACGCCGCGCGAGACCTGCACGATCTTCTTCACCACGATCGCGCTGACTGTCTTACCGTGTACATTATCGCGCGCCGAGATGATGTCGCCGACGTCGACGTCGATGTCGTCGTGCGCGTCGACCTCGACGCTGCCTTGGGTCTGGTACTCTTGGAGCTTCTTGCGGCCCTCTTCCTCAAGCTTCGCCTCGTCGGCGTTGCTGTAGTCGTACAGTGCCGTTATCTCGTCAACGCCGAAGAGGCTCTGGGCGTGCGAGACGTTGCCGGAAGCGTCGGCGTAGAAGTGGACGACCGCGCGGTTCTCCAATTCGCCAGTACCAGCGCACACCAAGTGGTTGACGCAGCGGTGAACCGAGGTGAGCGTGAAGTCGAGCAGGTCGGAATCGACCTTGTTCGCATAGTCTACAACGGGCGGCAGAGAGATTTCAACCTTATCACCCTCGCGGCGCATGCCGACCTTGCGGCCATTGGCCTTCGCCATGGCTTTCAAGCCGCTGTAGCCGTCCACGAATCGATCGAAAGTGTAACTCACCGATGTATCGTCGGAAGCGGCGGAGAACAGCCCAGAAAGCCCCATGCGCTCGATGAGCGACGCGAGCACATCGTCAGCCTTGCCGCTGACGGAGAGGTATCCGCTTCCCGAATCGGGGAGCAGGCGCTTACCTGCCAAAATACCATGCCAGGTGCGGCCACTGCATAGAATTGAGCCGGATGCCTCCCTGCCGGCCTCATAGCTCGCCTGGTCGATAACACCACCATACTCAGTGCCGTCGATGAACACGAATTGCCCCTCTTCGGGGGCCTCGCCCGCGCGGGCCTCCAATTTCAGTGCGTTCTCGTCGCTGCCGAAAGCTATGTCAAGCTCGAATTCCTCGATTTCGCGAATATCGCCAACAGTTGGATCATTCACCACTAAAACCATGCGGGCTCGCCCTCTTCCTCGTACAGAGTCAAGTCGAAGCCGAAGCTGTTGTCCCACGAGATTTCAGACGTGCCGACTGGCACGTGCTCAAAGATATACTCGCCAGAACCCACGCCGCTGCCTCGGTGCGCCTTGCTGAATGCGTCCATCGTGGTGCCGTCTGCGGCGACCACGGTGACGGTGCGTCGCAACGGGTCGATATCCATGTAACCGCCCTCGGGAACGGTCACGTCCACCTGGTACAGATTGTCGGCCAGGCGTACAGAAGGGTTGACCGCGGGCCCATACACGACAAACTTCGCGGGGCTGTCGGAGTAGCCTGGGTTGATGGCGTATTGCAGCGGTGGGGTCACGCCTAGGTCGTACGGCAAATCATGCGGCAAGTCGAGAAACTCATAATCCGCCGAACCCCGCACGGGCACGAACGCCGTTGTAGTCCCCCTGCGCCATACACCGTCGAGCAAAACCAAAGTGAGCTTGGTCGCGAAGAAATTGTCACCGATGCCGTCCACCTCGGAAGCCACGACGAAACAACGCTGGAACCAGCCATTGACGTGGATAGTGCCTGGCGTGCCCTTCTGCATGTCCATATCGGCACATCGGCGGAACGCATCAGCCTGCGCCATGTCCGCGAAGAAAGCATTGAATGAGACCTTTCGTGCACCGCGCGAGACCGTGGCCAGTGCACGATACCCGATTTTGTAGTCCCATTCGCGGCTAAAGAGGTCGTTCGGCTTGCCGACATAGATACCGGCATTGAGCTGGATGGCAGCACCTGTGCTAGACTCATATACGATATCAAGCATACTCGACCGCCTTCCTCGCCTTGCGCCCGAACTCCGATTCACCCATGACAGGTGTGAACTCTGCAATGATGGCCGGCAAGTTCTCTGCCAGCCAGCTGATAACGGCCGATTCGCCGCCGGCCGTGCTGTTGACGCCGGGCATGGCGATATCTTGTGCCGTTGAAATCATACCGCGCATCGCATTATCTGTAGACCTCAACAACACGCCGGCGTCATCGTCGACACCGAGTGCCGCACCTTGCATCGTGTATTGGCCGATTTTACGGAACACACGTGATGGTGAGTGGATGCCGAGCAGGTTTTTTGCGCCTTCGATGGCATCGCCGACAGCACCCTTAACGGCATCGATCAACTTGCCGGCAGCACCCGTAACGCCTTTAACGAGGCCCTGGATGATGTTCGAGCCGATCGATGTCACTTTATCGGGTATAGATGTGAGGCCGTTGATAAGGTTGCTCGCGAACTTCGTAGCTGCGCTCGTGGCGTTGCGTGCGAACTGCGACACCCAGCCGACGACAGTCGAAATGACGCCGGAGAGCCATGACGCTACATTGCCCGGCAAGGCCGACAGGAACCCGGCAATTCCAGAGATGAATCGCGAACCGGCGTTTACCGCGTTCGTGGCCATGTCGGCGACCCACGTAACGACACTTGTGATGACCGTCGACAGGAACTCGGCGATTTTATCTGGCAACTGCGTAAACCATTGCACCAACGTGTCGATTGCGTTCGGCAAATCGACCGTGAAGAATTGCACAACACCGGTCACGAACCCCGAGATGTCCTCATACAGTTGCTCGAAACCAGTGATCACAAACGCGGCGACTTCTGTAATAGCAGCAAACAGCTTGATGGCCGTACTAATCGCCGCCGCGAGTCCAATACCGATGATGTTCGCGATGAACTCGAGCAGGGGCTGCGCTGTCTGGATAGCCCCGAAGAAATCATTGAAAGCAGGCGACAGCTGGTCGATCGCAGGGAGTACGAGGTCGTTGACAGCATCACCGAAAGTCTTGACACCAGAGCTGATCGCACTGAAAACGCTGTCTGCGGCGTCTGCCGCCGGCTTCAAATTGTCATTGAATACGCTTTCGAGTTTGCCGACGACTTTATCGACGCCTGCGAATGCATCGCGCATCGGCCCTTGCACGGCTTCAGGCAGGACATTGATGAGCGCGTTGCGGAGGTAGGTGCCGACACCTGGTGCGTAGTCTGCGACTGTCTGGCCGAGGGTCGTCATGATCTGGCCGACACTCGGGATGATGTTCTCGCCTGCGGTGACGACGGACCCGACGAGCTGATCGGTCAAGCCTTCCATGTCCGCGTCTTCATTACCGAGGCCTGCGAGCCAGTTGTCCCATGCGGCCTTCGCCATATTGACGGAGCCCTCGATGGTAGTCGCTGTCTCTTCCGCCGTCGTGCCTGTGATGCCCATCTCGTCTTGCACGATGTGGATGGCCTCGACGATGTCGGAATATGAGTCGACGGAGAAATCGCGTACTTTGCCCTGTGCTGCCGAGAACTTCTCGGCGTCTGAGAGCAGGCGCTCCAACTCTGATTTAGTACCGCCATAGCCGAGTTTCAGGCTGTCGAGCATTTCGTAGTTACCGCGCGACAGCGACATATATGCTTCTTGGACAGTCTCAAGCGATGTACCTATCTTGTTTGCGTTGTCGCTCATATCCGTAATGGCTGTGTTGGCCATGTCGGCCGCGGCCTCGGTGTTGCCGCCGAGTGAGCTAATCAACGCTGCGGCGAAGCTCGTCGAGATCTCCATATAGCGGTTGGCCGATACACCTGCCGTCTGGTAGGCATTTGCCGCGTACTGCTGCATCTTGCCAGACGAGGCTTTGAATAGGGTGTCAATACCGCCGACGAGCTGCTCGTAATTCGAATATGCGTCGAGTGCAGTCTTGCCGATTGCGACCGTCGCAGTACCGACTGCCGCCACGGCCGCAACGCCGGCTTTAGCAGCGATGCCCAATTTGTTTTTGATGCCGTCGCCGATCTTGTCGACCTCGCCGGATGCCTGGTCGTCGCATGTGATCTTGACGGCGAGGTCGAGTAGATTCATACGACCACCAATCCCGCCCTTTTCGTGACGTCCGCCACTACCGCGGCGGCGTCGATGTCTTCATATACCTTGGGCCGGACTTGGTCGTACCATCGGCGACCGATAAACTTTTGCTGGCCCATGAGGTATAGGGAGTCGGTGACGTATACCTTAAACGCCATCTCGTCCCGTTCTTTCCTATAGCGGGCCAGTGTGAACTTGACGAATGCGTCTGCCCTTAGAGGACCTCGAAACTCGCCGAGGCAGAGCCAGGCGCATCTGCGCCCTTCCCCGTCTCCGACGATGATAAAAAATCGAGGAACGCATCGTCAGTCACGAGCTCCATGACATCGGTGAACAGTTTGGGGAAATCGAGCCATGCGGCGTACTGCTCAGGGGTCACGCCCTCAATTGCCGCCATAATGGCGATGATGTCGGCCTTATGGCTTTTGAGCAAAACGGGCAGGCCCTTGCACATGCGCTTCGCGAAGAAATCGCGCGCCTCCATGCCATCGGGTACGGCTTCGCGCTTGAACATCGCGGCGACGTCCTTGTCCTGCACCATGTTTGCAATGGGGTCGATGATGTCGGCAATGACGTCGAGCACGCGGTCGCCCTTGATATCACTGAGTTTCATTTATTTCTCCTCCTTCTGGCTGGCGCCTATTTGTTAGCGGAACCAGCATGGATGTATAGCTCAAACGGGACGGTGTCGATGTTCTCGATGCTGTAATGGCCTGTATACTCGAACTCGAACGTGCCCTTCGCCTTGTCACCGGACTGGATCTTGAAACCACCGGTCGACAGCGCATTGATGAGCTTGATCGCGATGAAACCGGCCTTGCCGGTAGACGAACTGTCTTCATTGATGTCGGAGTAGTCGCCGACCCACCAGATATCTTTGAAATCTTTGGTGTCGACCGAGTTGCGCGGCACGACCTTGGTCTGGTTGCCGCTCGCGACGGCAGCGGTGCCGATGACAGACGTCGCGACATTCGTATCCATCGTCACGAACGAGCCAGACATCTTGGCTTCCCAGCTGTCGAGGCGCTTCAACTCTTTCGTGTTCTTCGGGCAATTGTCGATGTCTTCGCCGAAATCGCTGAATGTCGGCGTGGCCTCGAAAGACACGCCGCCACTCGTCGCGCCGATAATGTTAGACGTGGTGAGCGCGCCGGTAGCCGGGTCGAACTGGGTGGTGAGGATACCGGCACCGAGCTGTAGCTTCTTGAAAGTATCCGTCGGGATCTGTGTGAACTTAGCCATTTAACTTGTCCTCTCAAAACGAGGTGATAAACTCTGCCGTCAAATTGATATGGCGGCGCTTGATCTTGCCGTCGGCCGCGTCACCCGTGCCCTGGCAGAACGGCGAGCCTTTTTTCAGTATGACACCGCCGCCGTCACATGGGATACACTTGCAGCCGATTAGTGCCTTTGAGACTTCACGCGCTTTCGCATTCGGCTCCGCCTCGGAGTCACCACGGTACCAGATGTCCATCGACAACGCGACTTCGCCGCCCCAAAAGTCGTCGACTGCGAGCTCATACGTGATATATGGGAACTCAGCATTATCGGGTACAGAAGTCGCAGCATACGCTGGAATCGAGAAGCCCGAGAAGAATTTATAGATAGTAGCTTCAGGCGTCATGATAACTTCCACTCTTCTGCCGACACCTGCTCGAAACTGAACGTCGCCACATCGGGTGTACGCATATCGTCCCCGTTGGAAGTCACACGGAACACTTGGCCATCACTGACACGCTTGAAAACGTCATGAAATTCGAGTCGCGCGTTTGTGTCGGTAGTCACCGTGTAGACGTTCGATACGCCCTCTTTTTCAGCAACGCGTGCCGCCAGGGTGGTGTCGCGGACGATAGCCGCGTCGAAGGCGGCACCGTCGACCCACGTGGTCGTCCACCCGCCTTCGCCGTCGCTCACGCGCTTCTTCTCCATGAGCACGCAAGGCTCTTTGAAAGTATCAATCAACGTCACGGCAATTTCCTCCAACGGTTGAGGCGTCGGCGAAATGCGTCTTGCCATCGCGCCGGCATGCCGTCGGAAGCAGTGGCCTTCGTATATGAATACCCGCCGAACGACTCAGAAGTATATGCGGAGTCGGGGTTGGCCTTGCGCCACGCCTCGATCTCGGTCGCGATGTCAACGACCGCCTTCGGCACAGCCAGTGCCCACACCTCGCCGTCGAATACCTCGTCGGTGAGGTCCGACGTCGGGTATTGATGCAGGCCGTCGTTGAACACACTGCCGACGATGCGGTAGTACTGGCCCCGCTTGACGAAGCCATGCGGGAGGGTGAGCTCGCCGTCCATGACGGTAAGCTCACCTGCGAGGTAATCGCATTCGAACCAATTGTGGATCTCTGCGAGCAACTCCTCCAGCATATCGACTCCTTAGGCAGTCTTGGGTGCGGTGATGATGCCCTTCATATGGCCGGCCTTCAGCGTGTTCTTGAGGGCAACACCCGCGACGAGCTCGACCTCGCCCTTCTTGACGGCACCCGGCTGCGTGAGGTCTGGCATGTAGGACGTGATGACCTTAGTACCGGTCGGCGAGATGCCGTGGAAGGCATCGAGGCCGAACTTGACGGCATAGATGTCAGACGTGCCGAACGTACCGGAACCGGCAGCGGTGTCGGCGACGATGTCGACAGTCTTGTTGCCGTCGTAGAACTCGCCGGCGTCCATGAGCGCGATGCCGTTGTACGTCTCGACGGTACGGCCGAAATCATCCTTGGTGGATTCGTAATAACCGGCACGGCGGGCGATACCACGGAGCTTGGAGAGCATCTTGCGGTTCATGAGCAGCATATCGGGCATGCCGTCGAGGCCGGAGATGAACTCGTCGAGCTCATCGAGGAACTGGTTGTAGTTAGCGGTAACGTTCGCGCTGGTAGACAAGTCCGCGGTGGCGGTGTACTCAGTGGAAGAATTGGCGAGCAGCTTGTTGAGGCCGTCGAAAGTGCCGGTAGCCTTGCCTGCAGTGGCGGGACCGGCCACGGTGCCGTTGATCACGCAGTTGGTGAAGAAATTGGCAGTTGCCTTGATCTTCTCGTCGGCCTGGAACACGAGCTCGTCGATGGCGCCGGAAGTGTCCTGGATGACACGGTCGACCTCGAAGGCGCCGCCCATGATGATGGCCTGCGTGGTCTTCTTCTCACGCTTGGCCTCGTTGGCGGTGTACTCGGAGTTGATAGCACGGACGGCGGCAGTGGAAGGCGTCTTCAGCTGCGTGTAGCCATAGGTGAGCGTGGAGCCGCCGGTACCGGGGGAGATGGCGTTGTCGAAAGTGAGGCGGTCGAGGAGCAGGGAGGATCGACGGAACATGTCGACGATCTGCTGGTCGACCTTGTCGGCCATGCCGGCCTTGGCCTCTGCGAGGGTGATAGGCATAATTGCCTCCTTTAATCAGTGTTCTGCTTGGTGTACTTCTGTCGCAGGGCGTCACCCAGCGACTTCGGTTCTGCCGCGCCGTCGCCACCACCTGCAGGCGGCGTATCGACATTCGCGGGCTTCTTATTAGTGGTCGGGATGAAATCGGACCACTCGCCTTTGACCTTCTCCGTGACCTTGCCGGCGTCCTTGATGGCGCCGTCCTCGACCACGATGTCGGACAGGTCGGCGACACGCATCACGGCATCCATACGCTTGGGGTCGACGCCTGCATCGGTGAGCAGCTTGCGGTACAGCGATTTCTTCTCGCGGTCTGCGGCAGCCTTGGCGGTATCTGCCTTGAAAGCCTCGAAATCGGCGTGCTCCTTCTCGAACTTCTCTTTGTAACCGTCTGCCGGCTTGGCTTTGAGCTCTTTGAGCTCCGCCTCGGCCTTCGTCAGTCGGTCCACATCATCCTTGAGCCCATCGCGCTCGTCCTTCAGCGCGTTGACGGTCTCGGCGTGTGCGTCGATGATCTGGTCGATCTTCTCGTCCTCGATCCCCATGGATCGGAGGAGTTTGCGTGTAAGTGCCATGGTGTTCGCTCCATTCCTTCGGATTCTGGGGCACGTGCCTCGGCCCCATACTGTATAGCGCATTGCTTCGCGCATTTAACATAAATAATACCAGGTTAACTGCTGCCGCCTAGCGCCTTTTTCAACACTTGGCGGTATTGCGCGCCGTGCTCGGAAGCCGCCGGCCTCAGGAACGGCTGCGCCTTCTGGCGCGAAGTGCCGAGCTCGACGTACGGCGCATATTCGACATTCGTGCCGATATACACGGCGTTATCGCCGGCGTCCACCTCGTGCGTGATCGAGCCACGCAGGTTGCCGGTATCGACAGGGCATTTCTTGGCCGCATAGTTCTCGGCCAAAAGCCCGATCTCCTCAAGCGCGACACCGATAGCAGAATCGATACCGTCGACTACTTGCCCAGTATTGTCCTGCTTCACAGTGACGTCGCCAGCCATATCACGCCTCCTCGATATAGAACGGGCAGTCGGCGCCGTCGAAATATACGGCATCGGGCTTGATGTTGCCGAGGCGGCGCTCGTACGCCAGGCAATACGACTTGTCGGGCGAGTCCTCCCACGGCGCAGGCCCGTGTGCATTCGCACAGGTCCGGCATTTGCGGGGGTTACGCTTCAGGCAGCCAAACGAATCGTCGAGCTCGAGGTTGGGTACTTTCTGTTTCTCGGTGGCCATGGTACTCCTTACTTGTATTTGCTCTTCGAGCCGGTCCACTCTTTGGGATCCTGCTGGAACTTATCGTAACCCTGCTCAGGGTGCAACTCCAACACGACATGCATCTTGCCGTCATCGCCTTTGTATACATCGGTCGCTGTGTAGTAACCGCCGCGTTGCAAGATCATCTCAAACTCACCGCCGAAATAGTTCTGTTTCTTCTCGCCGTCCCAATCATCGTAGTTCGTCACACCAGAGTATGCACTGAAAGGCTCAGCGTACATCATCTCAGACCCGGCAGGGCAAAAGATCTCCATGGCGACAGGCTTGCTACTGAAACCTTTACCTGCAGCGGCACCAGTCGATACAAATGACTGGATGCGGTTCGACATGCCGACGAGTGATTTGAGCTCATCGGTACCCATACCCCACAACTCCGATGCGCTTGTGCCGAAGAACGACTCCATTGCGTTGTAGTCGCATCCGCGCACGACCCATGCGTCATGGTCGTACGTCGATTTCTCGATGAGTGACGTCATGTTGCGGATCGCCGAGCCCTTGCCTTCGTAATCGATCCAAACGTCACCCGGACCGACATAAAACTTTTTCTCCCACCCTGTACCGCTCTGTTGGTACGGCTTACGGAAACCGGACAGCGGGCGATTCCACGCACCAGAGGAGGCAGTGTAACCGTAGATACCTTTGCGCTCTGCAGCAGTTGCTTCACGCCAAGCCTTGCCGCTTACACCTCGGAAATGCTTGTCGGCTTCAGCCGGTGAAGTGAACCTCCATGCATTCGCCTTGCGCTCTTCGCTGAATGCAGAATCTTCAATGAGACCTAAGTCGACCATCTGCTTGTGGATCGACTGGCGCTTGAGCTTCAGCGCAGACATCTTGTCGATATATGCCTTATATGCCTGGCCTTGCTTGTCAAAATCTTCGACGTCGTCGATGTATTTTTGCAACACCTCCTTAACTGCCGGGTTATCGTTTGCCATGAGTTTCTCATTGAAATACTCGAGCTTCTTTGGGATCGCGTCTTTCTTCGCGTCCCAATCGGCGAGTGTCACGGGGTCTTTCCAAATGCCCGAATACGTCTTATCGGAACTCTTCATGAGCTCTTTCAATACGTCGATCTCGTTATCGACATCCTTCAGCTGGCTGTCGAGTGCATTCGCGAGCTTCTGCCCTTTTGTCAGCTTCTCGGCTTTCCATTCCTCGTAACCCATGCCGCCGAGTTTGTCGGCACGCTCGACTTCGTCGTACTCGACATCGCCGATCACTGGCACGAGCGTGCAACGGCAATTGTAGATCTCAGACCCAGGGCCGTCAGGGTCACCAGGGTACTTCAGCCCGTTGCTGAATTCCGCATCGAGCTTGACTGTCTCGCCATCGAGGTGGCGGTGGCTACCACGTGTGCGCGAGTCGAGCGCCGCCAACCATTGCTTTTTGACGTCGATGCCCATATCGACGGCGCGCTCATAGCCCTTGAGCTTGCCGAGCGAATGCGCACTCGTGATGGCGGTGCGTGCAGCCTTCATCGCGGCTCGCCGGTCCATGGCGGCGATGTCGGCAATCGACGCGGCGAGCTGCGGGACCGTCTGGCCCTGCAGCACGGCCTGCGTCACGGCCGATGTGACGTGCCGGCTGTTCCATGCCGTATCTTTCGCCTTGTCGAACGCAGCCTGCGGGAGCAGGTCGGGCTCATTTGCGACGAGCTCCATGACGGTGTTCTTGTTGTACAGCGTGAAAGACGTGTCCGCCTTCGCACCGTGCTCGATCTCATATGTCGCGAAGTTCATGCCTTCTGCATACACGCCTGCCGGCACTTGGTTGACATACGCCATCGCCATCTTGTCGGCTGCGGTGAGGTCCTGCGTCAACGCCTTCTTGAGTGCCTTGAGCCGGTCGTTGCGCAACGCCTGGTCCTTGCGCCAAGCCTTGTACGCCTTGGCATCCTTCTTGCCGGCTGCGACATCGGCTTGCCATTTGGCATCTTCGGCCGCGAACTCCTTGAGTGAGGCCTCGATACGGGAGGTCATACCGTCGATCGCATCGGCGTAGGTGAGCTGCAGCTTCTCCTGCAGCTCCTGCGCCTGCTTCTCGAGCAATTTGGCCTGGCTGTCTTCCTGCGACTTCGCAGCTTTCGCCGCGAGCTTCTTGCCTGCCTTGCCGGCACCGTCTTTCGACTTGTAGCCGTTCTTGAAAGTGCCGTCTGGCATTAGGTAGCCGTAAGTGCCATCTGAGAACGTGTTGACGGTGTACCCGCCTTTGTCTTCACTCTTCAGGACCTGAGGGCCTTTCGGTTCTGAGGCGGCGAGCTTTGCGGCTGCCTTCTTGGCGCCGTCTTTCGACTTATAGCCTTCCTTATGCTTGCCGCCATCTGTCATGTAGCCGTAAGTGCCGTCTGAATACGTGTCGATCTGGAAGCCGTCGAAGTATTGGGTCTTGGTGACAGTCGAGTCGGCAGGGGCGTCATCTTCGATGAGCTCATATCCGCCGAACTCAAGTGCAGCCTTTTGCGCCTTGGGGATGTCCGGGTATATAGCGTGCGACAAATAGCCTGCCGACGTGATGTACTGGTACCCACCGCCGGCCTCCAATATCCCGATCTCAAATACTGAATGGATCTTCACGGTAGGACCACCTTAAACACTAAAACATGCCGTCATCGTCATCGTCATCGTCATCATCGCCAGTGGGCACAGGGGTGTTCACCAGCGTGCCCATGCGCCCCTCGTCCTCGATGTCGAGGCGTTCCTTGATCGCAGACACCTCGCTGGGCGCGATATTCGGCAGCTTGCGCAAGATGGTCTCACGGTCGAGGTACTGCGCCTCGCTCATGACCATGTCGACCTGCTCTTTCTGGTTGCTGATGCGGGTGCGCTTGAACACCGGCTTGTCGTCGATACCCATGAGTGCGAGCAGCTGCTGCACGAACTCGGAGACTTGGTATTCGAAATCGCTCGCCTCCTCGTCCATAGGCTGGTACGCCGCGTCGATGTGGTCGTTGGTTGCGCCTGCCGCCACAGTGTGGACGTCGAGTGCGCCGAAGTCCTCGTAGATGCCGTCGCGGATCGATTGCAGGTACGCCTGGCGTGCGGCGTACGGGATCTCCTGGGTATATGCCTGCGCATTGCCGCCGTCATCGGAATCGACGAGCGCCACGTGGTTGATCTTCAGGCGGTCGAGGAATTTCTGCAGGTCCTTGTCACTCATACCGCCCGCGTTCGACACGAGCCAGTAGATCTGCGCGCAGTCGGTGAGGTCGTTCGCGAAGCCGCTGCGGATGAGGTCGTAGCTGTCGATCGCCTGGCGCATGCCGACCAGCGTCGATTGGTGGAGCTTCGAGCCCCACATCGGCACGACCGGCAACGCCGAGTAGTTCTCGCCGCCGATCACCTGTTCGATCCCGTCGGCCGGCGTGTAGCTCGTCTCCTCGATGTACGGGCGCTTCCCATCGACCGCCTCAAGGCGTTCGTTCGTGACACCGTTCGCATCCTGGCGGCTCTGATAGCGGGTGTAGCCGTCAGCCTCGTATAGCACGACCTGCATCGGGCGCGAGCTGTCGATGCGCCAGAAGCGGATACCGGCCTTGAGCGTGCCGTCGTATTCGTCCCAAAGGGGCACGAACTCAGTCAGCGGGAACACGAACATGCGGTTCAGGTTCCAGAAGCCGAAGCACACGCCGTGGATGAGCGCATCGTATGCGAGTGTGCGCAGGTCGTGGTCGAAATGCTTGCCGAGCTTCTCCTTGGTCTTGTCCTCCTCGCCCACCTCGTCGACATCGATGAAAGACACGCCCTGGCCGAGCGAATACATCGTGCGCTGGGTGTTGAGGCGGTGGAAGAAATTACTGGCGATCTTGTTGTTGCTCGCGGTGAAGTCCACGAGCTTGGACCCGGTGATGTCGAACACCTTCTGCACATAGGCGTTGATCGTCATGTTCTCCTGGCGGTCATACGCATCGGCCATGCGTGCCGTGCGGTACGCCTTGCCCGACTTGTGTCGCTCGATCGCCTCCAGCACGAAGCCCTCGCGGTTGGCGTCGCCCGCCTCCACGAAATCCTGGTACGTGAGCATGCGCGACTTGTCGTCGCGTACCTCGTCCCATCTCATAATGCGAACCTCCTAGGCCCCTCGTCTGCGCCGCCTCCGAACGGCGACTCGTATACCATGTCACGCGGCTTGTATACGCGCTTGGTCTTCACGAAATACCTCAGCGCATCCATGCCGTGGTCGTCGACCTTGACAGGCTTGTCAAGGTCTGCCTTATCATCCCATACATAGCCGCAGAACTCGCGCGCCAATTCCGTGAGTGTGTCGCCGATCTTGACCTGCCCCAACTGCATCGCGCTCGCCGTGTCGCGCACGCCGTCACCGACATCGTTGTCGGCCTTCCTCACCTTGAACCCGCCACGCCTCCGCAGCTGCGCGATGAACGACGACGCGCTGGGGTCGACGATGACCTCGACCTCTGCGTCCTCAGGCGCGTCGGCCGTGAATACCACCAGGTCTTCGACATAATCGGCGTCGGTCTTCTGCCTGCCTTCCTCGCGGCCCGAGTACCTGTATTCGTCGACTGCATGCCAGGTACCGGCGGAATCGAGCAGCCACTTGATCGCATGGAGCGGGTTCTGCGTGCCGTAGTCGACGCTCACGCAGTAGCCGCGTACGCCATGCGGTGACCATGTGGGTTCCTGTGCATCCTTCCAGTTAGGGTACACGAGGCCTTCGGCCTTAGCCCACAAGCCCCTGATGTATCGATCATAATATACGGTACCGCGGTACTCGGCCTTGAGGCCGGCGACATAGGCAGGCGGCAGGAACGGGTTGTCGTCGATCGTGTACCTCTGCACGAACATGTCGATGCCGGGGTCGGCCTCGCCCTTGTCGATGAACTGCTTGAGCCAGTGTGTCGGGCCTGCGGGGTTGCACGCGCCGTGGCATTCGCTGTACGGCAGGCTCAGGCGGCTCTTGAGCATCTCGAATACGTCCGGGTGGATGTCGCAGATCTCGTCGCAATATGCGAACTTGACCTCAGAGCCTCGGAGCTTCGATACCTGGCCCGCGTTCTCGGCGCCGATGCAGTACACACGCTCGCCGAAGACCTCGCACCAGTTGCGGGCGTTGATGTCGCCTACGAACTTATCGCCCCACATATCGCGCATCGGCGTCAAGACGTTGCGCTCGATGTTCTCCTTCGTGGCGCCGAGGACCAACGCCAGGCCCTTCTTGCCACGCAGCTTGATCAATCGGTCGGGGATCGTGTACTGCACGGCCAGGTGGCTCTTGCCGGAGCGCACCGCCCCCGTGGCGAGGTTCCAGCGGTGGTGCGCCTCGCGGACATATTCAGCCTGCTTACGCGTCAGCCTTATCTCCATCAGCCGCCTCCTCGATCTGCACGAGCACGTTCTTCACGTCGATGATGTCGCCGTCGTCGGCAGGCAACTGGGGCTGCATCGAACGCCAGGCGTCGCCGCGTCGGTTGAACAGCCACATGGCGATGGCCTTTACGTCTGCCGGCACATGCTTCTTGACCTTCCTGGTCAACACTTCCCGGCCTGTGTCGGGGTCGGGTGTCCATGTCTCCTCGAAATAGTCGTACCCGAGCGCACGCCTGAGCAAGGCGCCCTCGACCTGGCCGTCTACGAGGTCCTCGGTGACGGTGAGCGCCTTGTCCAGTTCGGGCGACTGCTGGCGCCATTTCACGAGCGTGGTCTGCGCGACGCCGATCTTGTCCTCGGCGATCGCCTTCACCGACAGCCCTCGGCGCCTCCAGTCATTGATCAGCTCGATGCCGTCTTCCCCGAGCCAATAGCGCTTGCGCTGTATCGCGTTGTTGAATTTGATATAAGGCAAAATATCCCCCCTCATCTCCATCGAAATATATTATACGGCCATTGACGGCGACCTTGCGGCGACCCGCGATTGCCCCCGATGACCCACGGCATGCCAATCAGGCTTCTAAGCCTATCGGCGGGCATTTGAATGGCCTTTCGGCTGTGCACTGTGCATACTGTGTATATGCGGTATGCACAGTTGAGGTATCAACAGCCTTTCGGCTGTGCACTGTGCATACTGTGTATATGCGGTATGCACAGTCGCAAAAATCGAAAGACCTTTCGATTTTTGCGACTGGGTATATTGTATATACACAGTCGCAAAAATCGAAAGGCCTTCACATGTTCACCGAGGTCGGCATATACGCCCTTTACTGCCTGTCACACTGCTGTCACACTGGTGTCAAACCGCTTTTTTCGATTTATCTGCACCGTGTGACAGGTAGTCTCGACAAAACGCGACGTAGACGCATGTGTTTACAACTACCTGTCACACTGTCACACTGACACGCTCCCCTATACCCCTATATTTTGAAAATATATGTATATCGAATATTAGATATACCTATAGAAAATATCTAATATAGGGGCGGCCTGCTGTTTGCCAGTGTGACACTTGGGTACCCAACAATCAATCTACGTCGCGTTTTGACGCCTACTACCTGTCACACTGGCCCAAAAGCAGTGTGACAGGTAGTGTGACAGTAACTTGTGCCGAGCAGTCTCCCACATGCGTCTACGTCGCATTTCGCCGTCTACTACCTGTCAACCACGCAGATAAATCGAAAAGTGCCAATTTTGGTCACGAGACATGAAAAATGCCCCGAGGCGAATATCTGCCTCGGGGCCCTGCAAGCATACGCACTAATGTAAAACTGCGCCTTCTACATATGCTAGGATCATTTCTACATATGTTTCTACATATACTCCACCACCTCCGCGCCGCAGCCCATACAAGACTCAGGCCCGTCATCGTGGGGGTGTCTGCAATCGCGTCGGCGGCCGATCGGCGACGCCCATAGCCAGTCGTTACCCCTCCTCGAACTCAACGCAGCAGTCGCCTTCGTCTGTGACTGCGTCCTCGACTGCCGCCAAGATATACTTGGGCGTCCGGCGCTGCGTGCCCTTGAGCCCCGCGACCGCATCGGCCAGCTTGGGCGCGCAGATGCAGCAGTCGAGCTCGTCCGATTCGATGCAATGCCTGCATTCGCTGCAGTAACGGCGCTCCGCGCCGAACTCGCGGCCGATGTCTCTATCGAAACACCCAGGCGGCAGGTTGTAGCCGCTCGCGGGCTCGTACTCAGTCATTGCCGACCCCTTTCGGTTCGCACTCCTTGAGGAATATGGTGGTCGAGTCGCAGTGCCGGCAGTGATACCTGGCCTCACGCATGGGCGGCCTGCCCTTCTCGCAGACGAATACACGGCCCTTGTCGGTATACCCTGCGTGGAAATCGACCTGCCCACCGCAGTCGGGGCATTCAATGTCCATCTTCAACCACCCCCGCGCGGCCCCCCGGGCGATATGTGAAATCTCCCGGGCCGCAATCTGAATCGCCATATGTAGACGCCTTATACCCGCATCGACTGCAATGGGGCGGCCTATAGCCATTCGGGGGATTTCGGCATGTCGGGTCGTCGGGCCGGTCGACCAGGTCGGCGAGGCGTTGGGATATACTGCCGTCGAGGCCGAAGGCGGCATCGCGGGCCATGCCGGGTATCGACGCCCCATGCGCAATCGTGCGGTCAAGGCCTTCGTCGTCGTCGACGGCGTTATCGAGTCGGCGTGAGGTATGCACCGCTTTGCGGCGCTTTTCGCCGGTGGCCATTTCACCCATTCGCCCCCACCCCCAGCCCACGGATGCGATAGGCGATATCTGCACACATCTCGCCGATACAGCCCGCCTTTACGTAGGACTCGCATTTGCCGCATGGCTTACCGGCCATTTTCAAGTAGTGGCATGCCGGGTTGTCGGGATGGGGTGAATTTCCATAGTCCTCGACCGCTTTCAAATCCCCGAGCAGCTTCCCCCAGCTGTCTGGTGGGGTGAGGTAGAGATCTGAGACATCGTGGACAACGTAGTCCGTTATCACCACCTGCCACTTACGCCGCGGGATGGTTCGACGCACTGAGTATTTGTAATAGTAGACTTCGTACCCGTTCCCCGTCTCGTCGTACAGAATCTCGGTATCGAGCGGAACCCCACGGCCCTCCGCGTCTTTGGGCAGTTCGACAGCCATTTCTTCCTCCATTTCTCAGAGCCTGCCTCGGTCCCCGTTGCGCTCGTCCATACGCTTGATGGCGGCGTCGACCTCACCTTGTGTCGCGCCGACGGCGGCCAGCATGTTCGCTGCCGCCTGCACGGTGTCCACGCATTCGCCGATGAGGTCCCCACGGGACGCCTCGCGTATTGTCGTCGCGGCATATCGCATGTCGTCGCACTTCTGCCAGGCGCCGAACACCTCGGCTGCCTCCTCGAGCGGCTTGAGCGCCTGCCCCTTGCTGTCACTCACGTCATTGAACACCCGCATGTTCAACAGATACCCGTAGACCATCGCCTATCACCTTTCTGAATACATTGGTCGTTATCGTGGTCGACATAACGCACATCCTTCGCCTCGTACTCGCCGACAGTGCCGTCGGCAAACTCGACGAGCCCGACGGGCTTCTGGTTGTTTCCGAGGAAACCGCCCCGTTGGAACCACCCGATCAGCCGGCCACCGTGCCCGTGCACGGTGACCTGCCTCTGCCCCATGGTTACGGCTACTTCGACCTGCATCAATACCTACCCCTCTTCACGTTTCGTTTCTCGCAACGCGCCATCAACTCCGACATGTCGTCGATGCCGACCGATGCGACGCAATTGACGA